TCAGATGTTCAAGGGTGTGGCCAAGGCAGTGTCCTTCGACATCGACGGACTCTCCGCTAAGCTCGCGGTGGTTCCGATCAGCAACGACCTGACCTCCTCGATTCCCCGGATGGTGTTTTCGTCGCTGTGCAACCATGTTCTTTTCGACGCTGCGTGCGGAGTTGCCCAATCGGGATTCTTATACTCCGGCGAGGCACTGTCCGTCACGGGTGATGCCATAGTGGTGGTCGGACTCTCCGGAAAGGGAGACGGCTGGGCGACCGGCGGATACATCGGCCTGCCCAATGGGGAGTTCCGTTTGATTATCTCCCACACAGGAGATACGATCCGCGTGCTGCTTCCGTTCTTCAACAACCCAACAGGGCAGACGGTTGAAGTGTTCGCGGGGTGCGACCACTCGATCGAGACATGCAAGTCTAAGTTCGACAATGTGATTAACTTCGGAGGATTCGCATGGGTTCCGGTCGTCAACCTGTTCGTCAATGGTCTGGACAACGCATGAAGAAGCTCAAGCTCCTCGGCCTCGTCGCTCTGTGTGTTCTGGCCCACCTGTTCGGACCCGAAGCGCCGGAGGGCACTCAGCAGGCTGAGTTCTTCACACTGCTGGCCATCTTCTCGCTACTGCTGGTGCTGAGCACCATCCTCAAGCCGAAGCCACAGGTCGAGAACGCGAGGCCAGCAGGACTCGGGGACTTCAAGTTCCCGACGGCGATGGAGGGACGACCGGTCCCTGTCATCTGGGGCACGGTGAAGCAGGAAGGCCCCAATGTGGTCTGGTACGGAGGTCTCCGAGCCAGAGCCATCACGCAGAAGGTGAAGACCGGCCTGTTCTCCTCGAAGCGAGTGACGACGGGCTACGCATACTTCGTGGGGATGCAGTTCGCTCTCGCGAGGGGCGGGGAGAATCCGGTCAGCAGCCTCCGCCGTATCTGGATCGGCGACACGGTTCTGTGGGAAGGCGTGCTCAACAGCGACGGCGAACTGGAGAACATCCACGCGCCGGGATTCCTCGGCGGCAACGATCTCGGACAGGGCGGCATCAGCGGAAACTTACGATTCTATACCGGTTCCGACGACCAGCCGGTGAACGACTACCTCGCCACATACCAGCAGGTTGGCGGCGACACCCCCGCGTACCGGAACACATGCTACGGCGTGTGGGAAGGTGGGTATATCGGCAACGGCACAAACATCAAGCCGTGGTCCTTTGAACTCCGCCGCATCCCGAACCCTCTCGATCTCGACACCCCCGGCGTGAACAACAACGCCGACGCGAACATAATGAATGTGATATACGAAATCCTGACCAACACCGAATGGGGTCTTGGTCAGCCGTCTACGGACATTGATGTGGACAACTTCGTCGAGACCGCGGAGACACTAGCAACCGAAGGCAACGGATTCTCCTTCCTGCTGGACTCGAAGATCGAGGTGCAGGAACTCGTTCGTCTGCTGGAGAAGCAGATGGACGGCATTGTCTTCGTAGACCGCCGCACATGCAAGTGGAAATGCACGCTGGCTCGCGGCGGGTACACCCTGCTCGATCTGCCACTGCTTGACTCGGAGACCAACATTCAGGAGGTCCGCAGCTTTGCCCGCGGTTCATGGGAGGACACCACGAACGAGGTCAAGCTGAAGTTCAACAACCGGATCAACGAGTACAAGGAAACCTACGCCCTCGCGCAAGACCCTGCGAACATCCGCACACAGGGCAACAAGGTGGTCAGCGCCGAGGTGTCGTACCCCGGTGTGAAGACCGCGGCCACGGCCAACGACATCGCGTGGCGTTTCCTTCGCACCCTCTCGACCCCGATCGCGCGCGGAGAGGTGGTCACCGACCGCTCCCTCTGGGCACTCAACCCCGGCGATGTGGTACGCTGGACCGATGCCGGTCTGGGCTTCACCAATCTGCCGATGCGGATCACCAAGATCGACCACGGCAGGCTTCAGGACGGCAAGATCACCCTGACGATGGTGCAGGACATCTTCGTCTACGATGTGGGTGCGTTCGAGGCTCCCGGAGCCACCAACTGGGAGCCGCCGGACCGCGAGGTTGTGGTCATGCCGACCGTGGACTCGCTGGTGTTCGAGGCCCCTCGCCGGTTCTGCCTGCTCGACACGGAGTATCCCGGAATCACCGACCGCATCTGGTGCGGCGCTCGGTTCCAGTTCGACGCAGCCACGGACATCGAGATTCAGTCTCGCCCCGGATCAGGCTCGTACACCGACGCTGGAGACATCGCCGACTTCCTGTCCGTGGGAGAGTTGGCCTCAGCCATCACCGCCGCAGGCACGCAGGGCGGCATCAACATCACCGTCACGCCGGACCCAGACTCCCTCGCGGACCTTCAGGCCATCCTGACCGCTGCGGTGACCAAGGAGGACATCGGCGAGCAGTTGTCGAACATGGTGATGATCGACGGCGAGTTGTTCGCCTTCCGCAATATCGGTACCTCTGGTGGCAACCTGACGCTGACCAACGGATACCGAGCCATGTGTGACACCGCGCCAGCGGCGCACGCCATCGAGGCCCGCGTGTGGCTCCTTCTGGGCAACCTCACGAATCGTGCGTTCGACCCCTCTGGCACAGTGAACATCAAGCTGCTGCCCCGTTCGTCCGCAGATCAGATCGGAGAGGGCGAGGCGACGGCCATCAACATCTCCATGAACAACAGGGCTCGGAGGCCGTACCCTCCCGTCGCACTCACGCTCAACGGAGGCGCATTCTCCACCAGCCGATCTCTGGATACGCTGTTCGGGTCGGGGCTCGACGGACGAGGCATTGATGTCGGGTTCCGCAGGCGGGACTTCCGGGTAGAGAACGAGGTGAGCGGACTGGAGAACGAGTCCGCTCTACCATCGGACTTCCCGGCTGCCCAGACGACGCAGTACGCGGTCGAGGTGCGCAACGACCCGGACGGAACCAACACCCTTCTGTTCACCACGGACTGGAACGATGGCAGCAACAGCATCGACATCAGCAGGACTCGCATCCTGCGGAACACCGCTGGAGTCATACCATCTCGCCTCCGCATGAGTGTGAAGACTCGCCACGATTACGAAGGCAGTGTCCGCGAGGGTTTGCAGAATCTGACATGGGACTTCGATGTCACGAGCACGCTGCTCTCGGGCGACTTCAACCTCGGAGTGCTCGCCCAGAACATTGACTCGGCAGACTTCACCGCCCCGAGCACAGGTACCTACACAGTGAACATCGGCACCGCCTTCGCAACCGGCCTCGTTCAGTACAGGCTCAACGCTGGCTCGTGGACCACAGCGGTGTCCGCCACGAATACCACAGGTACCTTCGGGGCAACCGCAGGAGACATCATCGAGTTGCGACACACGCAGCCGGGGAGCACCAGTTCGCAGAGCCTAGCGGAGCTTGTGTTCGGCGGAACCAGCATCGCATACGGCGTGTTTACCTACTGATCTTTCGTACATTGACCACCTACCCGGAGAAGCATAGAATTGAACAATGTCGCCATCCTCAAACAATGTCAGCACTGTCAGCGAACTGATCCGCGACGGAGGCTCGGTACTCATTGCCGTCGTCATCGTCGCATCAATTATCTGGCTCGGCTGGAACTTCATCATCAAGCCGGGTATGGTGCAGCAGGCCCACATGGCCAAGTCGAACGAGGAGGGAGCAAGGCAGCACGCCATCGCGGCCAAGAACAACGCAGTGGCCGCACAGTCCAACGCAGACGCAGCACGAAACAACGCCATCACCAGTGAGTCAAACGCGCGGACAGCCGCACACCTAGAACGGCTTGCGGTGATGTTGATCTCCGCCGCCCTCGATAACAAAGCAACAGGAGATCCAGCGAATGCCGACACCCAAGATCAGCGCAGCTAAGCAGCACAAGATCATCAGCCTGATCAATCAGGGTCTCACGAACATGGAGGTTGCGAAGGAGGCCAAGGTGGGCATGGGAACCGTCAGCAAGGTACGAAACCAGAACGGCATCACTGGGAAGACCGAACTACCCGGCGAGGTGAACATGCCGATCGACAACCGCACCGAGGACGGCGGCAACACCTCCATCGTTACGCCGGACGCGCCGCTGACCGTCGAGCAGATGGCCGAACTGTTTGGCATCGACCTCAAGGTCTGGTTGCCGATCAGCATCAAGACGAACCAGTGGCAGGGCTTCTACAAAGCGAAGACCGACTGGGAGAAGACTTCCAACCAAGGATCGAAGACGGTCCAGCACAAGAAGGTCGCCCTGTGGCAGACCTCGATCACATGGAAGCGGGTCATGGGGGAGACCTTGCAGCTTATGCTGCTGGACTTCTTCGAGCAGAACGCGAAGCCGCTTCCGAAGTGCAAGCTCCCGAAGCGCACCACCAACAAGGTCAAGGCTGGCGAGGGCCAGATGGTCTCGTGGGGTCTGTGGGACGCGCACCTCGGCCTTTATGCGTGGCACAGCGAGGTGGGCCAGTCGATGGACCTCACCACCGCGGTCAGCCGCATCACCAACAGCATCGACGACATGGTGACGGAACTGGACGGCTATCCGATCGAGCAGATCGTCATGCCCGTCGGCAACGACTTCATGCACTACGACAACACCCGGCAGAAGACCACCCACGGGGATCACCACCTCGACGCGGACGGTCGCTACGCCAAGGTGCTCACCTCTGGCCTTCGGTGTCTGATCTACATGGTCGAGCGAGCCCTCGAAGTCACCGACAAGGTGAAGGTGATCTATGTCCCCGGCAACCACGACCTGCACTCGTCGTACTCCCTGTGCGTAGCCCTGAGCCAGCGGTTCCGCAACGATGACCGCGTGGAGTTCGACCTGAGTGCCAACCCCCGGAAGTTCGTCCAGTTCGGCGGCACGCTGCTGGGCTTCGACCACGGACAAGGAGCCAACGCCAAGCAACTCTCCCTGATCTTCTCGCAGGAGTGCATCAAGGAATGGAGTTCGACTTCGTACCGCGAGATTCAGGTTGGGCATACCCACCAGCGCCGCGTGACCGAGTTTGAGAGCGTGACCCCAACCAACGGCGTGACGATCCGCGTGACCCCCGCCCTGTGCAATGTCGATGTGTGGCACCACACTAAGGGCCTGATCGGGGAGCCGATGAAGTCTGTGGAGGCTTGGCGGTACGATCGGACGGGCTACCGAGGCTCCCATGTCGCATGGGCTCGGGACGACCACTCAGAATCCCTAAGATCCGTCACGCTGTGAGACGACTGGTGGTATGACCGCAACCGCTGGAACGCAGCAGACGGCCTCCAGCGGTCCTATTCAGAGGTAGGGAAATGCTTTCTTCAGCATCTCAGTGCGAAAAGTATGAACAGTGCCCCAGGCGCTGGTGGTTCGAGCATGTCGCAGACCTGCACCCGCCGGACACCGGCTCGCAGGCGTTCGGGGTGGCGTTCCACCGCGCCTGCGCCGAAGTCATCTCTGGCCAGCCGGACGAAGGTTGGCCGGAGGGCCTGACTCGGTTCGATGAGATGAAGATCGAGCGGATGATCGACCGCGCCAAGGCGAAGCTGATGCTGGGCCACCGACCACACTGTTTGGTCGAGGCCCCGTTCTCCCTCCCCGTGGGCGAATGCACACTCAGGGGGAAGATCGACTGCTACGACCCCAACACCTGCGAGATCACGGACCACAAGGCCCACGGCAGCGAGAAGTGGGCACTGAACCCAGACGACCTCAAGAAGGATCTCGCGATGATGGCCTACGCAGGCTGGGTGCTTCGCGAGACTCCGGGCATCGAGACGATCCGCCTGCGCCACAACCAGTTCATCCTCGATACCGGGGAGGTCTTCTACGCCATTTCGCAGGTCTCGCCCAACGAGGTTCGCGAGTTCTGGAAGCGCCGCATCATGCCAGCCCTCCGCGGCCAGAAGGAAGTGCGGATCAACACGCAGTGGGAGTGCGTGGATGGCAAGCCGATCGGCTCGAAGGCATGTGAGGCATACGGCGGATGCCCGTTCGTGCCCATCTGTCACGAAGGTGTGAAGATCGACGACTTCTCGTTCGATGATCCTGCCCCATCTGGAGTTCCCTTCTGATGCCCATGATCGACGCTTGCTATCTCGCGAGAGACCCGTTCGACCACCCGCTTCAACGCTGGCGGCGGACTCGCGACCTGCCTGCGTGGGGGACATTCTGGGAGCAGGGAACAGGCAAGTCCTACGAAACCATGATGGAGGCCATCTACCTCTACATGACCGGCAAGATAGACGCTATGTTCATGCTGGCCCCGAACGGCGTTCACCGCAACTGGATCACCGAGGAGTTCAGCAAGAATTGGCCCGAGGAGTTGGGTCAGCCGGAGGTTCACTACTACCAATCCAACGCACAGGCAACGAAGTGGCATCAGGAGCGGATGGAGGAGTTGGTCAACACCCCGCGGTTCGCCGTGCTCGCGATGTCGTATGACTCGCTGGACAGCAACGACCAGAAGACCGTGCGGAAGGGTCTCGATGTCATCGTACCCGGAGGCCGCTCGTGGGCGAAGCGATTCCTCGTGAGCCGCCGAGTCCTGTTGGGCGCTGACGAGGCCAGCCGAATCAAGAACCCCGATGCCCGTCGCACCATACTGGCCTGCAAGGCCGCGATGTACGCGCCGTACAAGCGGGTGCTGAACGGAACCCCTGTCAGCAACTCGCCCTTCGACATCTACTCGCAGATTTGCTTCCTCGATCCGATCATCACCGGAAAGAAATCGCTGGCGAGCCCGTTCTGGAAGCGCCACGGAATCCACTCGTTTCAGGGTTTCAAGTCGCAGTTCGGAACCTACCGCACCGGCGTGCTGCACTACAAGTGTCCGAAGACCGGGGAGTCCAAGGAGCGTCGCTATCCGCAGTTGGTGAACTACAAGAACATGGACCTCCTGAACTCGTGGCTCGGGGAAATCTCCGACCGCGTGACGAAGGAAGATGTTCTCGACCTGCCGGACAAGATTTACACGAAGATGACCTTCGAGTTGTCCCGTGAGCAGCGCCGGGTCTACGACGAACTCAAGCAGGACGCTCTGTCCTTCCTCGACTCCGGGGAACTGGTGACCACGGCGATGGTCCTCACCCGACTCATGCGGCTCCAGCAGGTCACCAATGGCTTCGTCACGCCCGACGGGAGCGAGGACGGCCTGCCGGTCCCCATCGGCAAGGAGAATGCCCGCCTCGACCTCCTGAGCGAAATCTGCGAAGACCTCGGCCACTCAGCGATCATCTGGACCCGGTTCCGTCGCGACGCGGATCTCGTCATGGACATGCTCAAGGAGAAGGGGTTGACGGCCGCCCGTTACGACGGGAAGGTCAAGCAGGCCGACCGCGGCGAGGAAGTCAGCAAGTTCAACCGGGGCGACGCTCAGTTCTTCGTCTCGAACCCCGTGGTGGGCGGTGAGGGCCTGACCCTTCTGGGCGAACAGAGCGATGAGTCCCTGTCCTGCAAGACCACGATCTACTACGCCAACAGCTTCAACCTCCAGCACCGCCAGCAGTCCGAGGACCGCGCGCACCGCATCGGGCAGAACTGGCCGGTTCACTACATCGACCTCGTTGCGTCCGATACAATCGACGAGCATATACGAAAAAACCTGCTTGCCAAGTGGAATATTGCTATGAAGGTGACCGGTGACAAATTGAAGGAGTGGATGGCTTGACCCCATAGAACTTTCGGGGTAGGCTTGGGTCCACAGAGAGGAGCACAGATGCAGGATCTTCCGAATTACGGTGAGTATACGAACGCCGGACAGAACGCGGAGGATGCTCTGGCTCCCCTTCATGCTCTCTGCAACGAAGCTGCCAAAGCTGAACAGGAGGTGTTGAGATGTGAAGCCGCATTGAAGAAGGCAAACGCCCATGTGAGGGCCATCGTGCAGGACGCATTGCCCAAGGCGATGAGGAATGCCGGGGGTCTCCACATTCACCACAGATGACGGCAGGACCGTCAAGGTGGAGGGTAAGCTGCAATGCAGCGTGCCGAAAGCGAAGCAGGATGCCGCCTACGAGTGGCTGAGAGAACATGAACTTGGCGACATCATCAAGAACACCGTGACCGTTCACTTCGGTTCCGGTGAGGAGGATGCTGCCAAGGAAGCAATGAAGAAGATCCAGACAGACTTGAACCGAACCGCAATCGCTGCGTCGTCGGTCCACGCCCAGACGCTCAAGGCCGCGATCAAGCGTCAGCTTGAGAACAAGGTCGAGGTGCCCAAGGAACTGTTCGGGATCTACGAGTATGAAGAAGCTACGATCAAGCAACCCAAGAAATCGAAGAAGGAAAACGACCTATGAGTAAGAAGAAAGCCGAGGCCGTCGAGGCCACCGAACAGGCTCCCGCACAGGAGCAGACCGAGCAGGTTACTGAGCAGGCGGAACAGGCCGAGCAGGCCCCCGCGGAGAACACGGCGATGACCGTGCAGTCCAAGGGTGGCGACATGGTGTCGTTCGACTACGGCGAGTACGCCGGTGTCGGATCGACGGAACTCCCGACCAGTGGCCGCATCAACTTCCTCAACATCATTCAGGCATCCTCCAAGTGCATCAAGAAGGGGCACGAGAAGTACATCAAGGGTGCCGAGACTGGCATGATGATCCTCGGCGAGGAGCTTATCGACGGCGACGAGGGTGTCTACTTCGTCCCGATCGAGAAGCAGCATGTGCTGGTTGAGATGACCAAGATGGACGGCACCGGCGAGAAGGTCGGCGAGCATCCGCCCTACGGCGAGATTGCTGCGAAGTGTCGCGAGGAATACGGCGACAACAAGTACGATTGGCTCTCGCCTGACGGCAACTTCCTCGTGGAGAGCATCCGCGTCGTCGGCGTTCGGTTCGCCTCGAAGAAAGACATGCTGGCGCTCAAGCCGATGGGTGCCTGCATCATCGACTTCCAGAAGACGAAGATGGCCGCATGGGACAAGATCAGCACTATGCTGATGAAGATCGAGGAGCGGGGCCGTCCGCCGCTGTTCGCCTGCATGTTGCACTTCTCCACGAAGCTCGAATCTCGCAAGGGTCACGACTTCTACAACTTCAACACCCGATTCATCAACGACAACGACCTCCTGAAGTCGTTGATCTCGCCGCAGCACCCTGAGTGGACCGAGTGGGCCAAGCAGTGCGTCGGTGTTGGCAAGGGCTTCGCCTCGGGCAAGCTGGCCGGTGATGATGACAACGATGCCGCCGCGGCTGAGGGTGGCGGAGACGGCGACATTCCGTTCTGATCGACTCGCGGCACGGGCCGCATGAAAATTGATACCCTCGCCGGGGTGAGATTCCCCGGCGAGTTCTTTCCGGCAGGACTCCCCAAATTGGATAAGGGGCGATTCACTGGACGCAGTGAGTTGGCGGCTCGGTGGCGACGGCGACCGGCTTCCGCATGTGGGTTCGATTCCCGCCTTGCCGGGTTACAGCAGAGGAGAATGAATGCAGTGGGCACCCCAGCAGATTAGTGCCATCGACGCAGTGGGTCGGTGGATGAAGCAGTCGGATCAGAAAGTGTTCCGCCTGTTCGGCTTCGCAGGCACGGGTAAGACCACGCTCGCGAAGCACCTCGCGGAGACCTGTGGGGGCAAGGTGCTGTTCGCTGCATACACAGGCAAGGCTGCGCATGTGCTGCGGACCAAGGGGTGCGGAGATGCCTCGACCATCCACTCCTTGATCTACCAGCCGAGCGAACCGGGAACGGAACGCATCCGGGAACTCAAGGCCGCTCTGGACGAGACGATATACGAACTCCAGATGGAAGTCAGTCACGACCAGCGGAGCCCAGAGAGCATCGAGCAGGATTCGACCGTCCGTCGCCTGCGGTCTGAGATCGAGCAGGAGAAGCGGCAGAAGAAGCGTCCTCGGTTCGTGAAGAAGATCGAGACGGAACTGACCGGCGCGGACCTGCTCGTCGTGGACGAGTGCTCGATGGTCGGCGGTGAGATGGCCGAAGACCTGCTGAGCTACGGGACCAAGATCCTCGTCTTGGGCGACCCCGCTCAGTTACCTCCCGTGGGCGGCAGCGGGTACTTCACCAACGCGAAGCCGGACTTCCTGCTGACAGACATTCACCGGCAGGCCACGGACAACCCGATCATCGACCTCGCGACACAGGTTCGCGAGGGCAAGAACCTGAAGAAGGGCCAGTACGGGGAAAGCGCCGTCATGTCCGCAGCCGACGCGAGGCAGGTGGGCACCGAACTGTACCTCGGGCATGACCAGATGCTCGTGGGTCGCAACAAGACTCGGTTCGCTGTGAACCACCACTTCCGCAAGTTGAAGGGTCTGGACTCTCAGCCGACTCCGGTTCCCGGAGACAAACTGGTCTGCCTCCGGAACAACAACGAGGTCGGTCTGCTCAACGGATCACTCTGGAGCGTCGGCTCCAGCAGCACCCCGCACGAGCAGCGAATACAACTCGGCATCGAACCACTCGACGGTATTGGATCGCCGTGTGATGTGGTGGCCCACGATCAATACTTCTTCGGAGAGGAGCCTCCGTACTACGAAATCCGGGACGCGGAGTGCTTCGACTACGGCTACGCCCTCACCTGTCATAAAAGTCAGGGTTCGCAGTGGGATAGCGTGCTCATCAATGACGAGTCGGCCTGCTTCAAGAACGACGCTCGCCGATGGCTGTACACCGCCATCACCCGCGCCGCCGAGCGAGTCACGGTGGTGATGCGATGATCCTTATGAAGCCCAAGGAACTCGCTCGCTTCTGGGAGAAGGTTGAGCGAGGTCACGACCACGAGTGCTGGAACTGGACCGCCTGCACCACAGGGGCCAAGGCCCTCGGATGGTACGGGCGATTCGCCCTGCGGAAGAAGCGGTACTATGCTCACCGCATAGCGTTCTGCGTCGCAAGGAACTGGCCTGTGGACTACCTGACCGACGACACCGCAATACTCCACACCTGCGACAACCCGCTGTGCTGCAACCCGGCACACCTCCAGATAGGCACGCAGGCGGACAACATCAAAGACATGATCTCGAAGAACCGGCACCGCAACGGCTATTCGAGGAAACGAGAACTTGCGGTCGAGGACTTACCAGTATGAAATGCCAGCCTGAAAACACCGGTTTCCGCCGAGTCCACAACCCGTTCCAGCGTCAGATGGTGGTCAAATCCCTCATGCATGAGCATGGCATGACCTCGATCGAGTCGGAGTCGAGCCTGCGCCGCCTGCTGACCCCTCCCCAACTTCTGGGCCTCCCCAACAGCGGCATCCGAGGCAAGAAGTCCCTCACTCGCATCCAGCAGCTTCTGAACCGTCGCCGCTTCGCAACCCTATGAGCCCTCGCGAAGTCATCCATACCGTGCTCACGGAGTTCCTGTGTGGGCGAACCGCACAGGTGACTCTGGAGACGGCAGAGGGCGAGCGGACGCTCTCCGGCATCACAGAGGACACACCCGCCTTCCGGGCCGAGGCCGAGATCCTGATGGATCAGGGGGCTCCCCCGGTGGGCAGTGTGTCGCTCTCGGTCCGGAGGATCATAGGCCCAATGCTTCAGGCCCAGAACCGCATCGAGAATGGGGACGACCGCAATGCCCAAGCGAGGGATCGGACCATCGCCGACGCGCGGGCTATCATGGAGCGGGTGACGGCGGAAGACTGGCGCGAGATGGGCATGAACTGGATCGAGAGCATGGAGGGCGACTGTGGCAGGTAGGCGACCATCGGACAAGACGGGTACGATGGAGGTGCAGTTTCCGCTGTCCTTTGCCTCGATGGACTCATGGAGCCCGCCGCGGGTATCTGAGTTGCCGCAGTGGCCGAAGAAGGGTCGCATCGGCCTCGACTCCGAGACTCGCGACACGCACCTGCGCAAGTTGGGTATCGGTGTTCGTAGAGACGGGTTCATTGTGGGTGCCTCGTTCGCCATCGAGGACACGGGGTTCGCCACCTATGTCCCGGTCGCACACGCTGGCGGAGACAACATCGAGAACCCCGAGCAGTTCTGGAACTACATGCGGCATCAGGCCGAGCAGTTCGAGGGCGAGATCGTCGGGGCCAACCTCCAGTACGATCTCGACTACTTCGCACAGAAGGGCGTGGTGTTCCGCAACGCAATCATGCGGGACATTCAGGTTGCTGATCCGCTGATCTACGAACTCCACCTCCAGTATTCGATGGAGAAGATTGCCGAGCGTCGGGGCCTCGGAGGAAAGCAGGAGGAGGAACTTCGCAGGGTCGCGTCCGAGTGGCAGGTCGATCCGAAGAAGGAACTCTGGAAGCTCCCCGGACGAGCGGTGTACAAATACGGTGTTGGCGATGCGATACTCCCGCTGGAAATCTACGCCGATCAGCGCAAGGATCTGGACGAGGAAGACCTCTGGGACATCTTCAACCTCGAATCGAAACTGCTGCCGATCCTCGTGAAGATGCGTCGCCGGGGTGTGCTGATCGACCAAGATCAGTTGCAGCGGGTCGATGACTTTGCGTTCGCCGAATGCGAGAAGTCTCTCCAGAAGGTGTATGAAATCACAGGTCGCGTCCTGACCATCCACGATGTCACGAAGACATCTGCGATCGTTCCTGTGATGGAAAAACTCGGCATAACGGTACCTGTCAGCGGAAAGAAGATGGAGCCCTCGATCACCAACGATTGGCTGAAGGGGCTGAACAGTGTTGTCGGCGACGAACTCGCCCGTGCTCGCAGGCTTCAGAAGTTGCAGGGCACCTTCGTCGAGAGCATCCGCCGACACATGGTGGATGGCCGAATCCACGCGACATTCAACCAGCTTCGCGGATCGTCTTCGTTCGACGGGCAGAAGGAGGACGACGAAGGCGGCGTTCGCTTCGGTCGCCTGTCTTCGTGCGATCCCAACATCCAGCAGCAGCCGGGGCGAGATCCCGAGTTCGCCAAGATGTGGCGGTCGATCTACATACCTGAGCATGGAATGCTGTGGGCCGCGAACGACTTCTCCCAGCAGGAGCCTCGCGTTCTGACGCACTACGCGGAACTGCTCGGACTCGCGAAAGCCAAGGAGTTCGGAGACCTCTACCGTAAGAACCCAAAGCAGGACACCTACGACGGTTTGTCCGAAATGACTGGCACGGCGCGCAAGCAGACCAAGACCATCTATCTCGGCCTGTCCTACTCAATGGGCGCACCGAAACTCTGCAATCAGCTTGGCCTACCCACCGAGTGGAAGATCAACAAGTACGGGAAGCTGCGTGAGGTGGCTGGCCCCGAGGGCACCGCACTGTTCAAGTCGTTCCACGAAGGCGTTCCGTTCATCAAGGCGCTCGACTACAAGATCCGCGATGCGATTCAGTCGCGAGGGTACATCCGAACCATCCTTGGGCGAAAGATCCACTTCCCTCTGCTCGATGTCCCGCGGTACAACCCGTGGACCAAGAAGGAGGAGCCCTACGACTGGTCGAAT